CTACTGTTCTTGGGCGCCTGTGCTGTCCAAAGCCGTCAGCAGCGAAACCGCTACGGTCAGTTGCGTCATGGCGAAAGGCTTACCTAGGACCATGCTGCCGGGGACGCCTTTTGCTTTCCATTCATGTGCGCTGTCGCCGCTCATGTACAAGACCGGCATGTGGGGCACGAGCTCGCGGACCCGTCGGCCAATTTCCCAGCCGTCTGGGCCCTCTCCGAGGCGAATATCGCTCAACACCGCGGCGAACCGTTCAGCATCCGCATCGAGTTCGCAAACCGCTTCCGCGCCGCTCGAACAAGTCAAAACCTCGAAACCCGCCTCGGCCAGGGCTTGTTCGAGAACAATGTGCAAGAGAAATTCGTCTTCGACCAGCAACAGCAGACCTTTAGTCACGTTAACCCCCTCGATGGCGGGAGCGTATGATCACAAGGTCATTCTCTCAGAGGCCAGATGCCACAAAGTCGGCTGGCGATTCTCTAGATATATCACGTTTTACTTCAATAGCTTCAACATTTCGGCAGTGGAAGTATCACGGCTTACAGACGGTTCAACTCAGATTTGCCCCTCAAATCTACACATGACTGTCAGGGCAACCGGAACCGGCTATCGCGGCGATAGTTTCCGTACGAAGTCATACCGTCAAAGACCTCTGGTCGCTCCCCCGGCGCCCCAAGCGAATGTGGCGAGTGATCTCCTCACGACGGTCAAAGAGTTCGCCCACTGGCACCACCTGAACGAGGTGACGATCGCCGCCGGCAACAAGCCAAGCGAAAGTGAAATCGACCTCGAGGCTATTGCCTGGAACAGGATCACGCGCGCCCTTGCCGCCTCCGCGATGGAGGCCCGCCAATGAGCCGCTCAGACATGACTGTCGGAGTTCGACGACACGAAGATGTGGCCCGTGAGCACCTCGTTAAGGGCTTCGGGAGCCAAGACTTCGGCCAGCAAATCACCTTCTTCATTGCAAATTCGGACACTCCAGAGTGTGAAATCTCGACGTGCCCGAAGGCATTCAGCCGCTATGTCGCGGATACCCTGGCGGGCCTCCGACTTCGCCGCTTCGAGATCCGGGAGTTCCGAACCGTCCGGATCGGCAATGATCTCTCTCAGGTGGTTCAGGTGAAAATAGAACGTTCGCATGAGCTAAATCTGAAACACGTTTGGCGAACCGTCAAGGCTGCAGAGCGCGTTCGTCAAGAAGCGTACACTTCCGCGCCTGAGCGGCGACGGGGACACCGGTATCTCCGGTTAGTTGCCGCTGACATCGAGGTCAGCTTCTTCCGCCGCTCGCAGAAATGCAGCCCGGGCTTCACTCGGAGGCCGTCCCCCGCTCATGACCTGCAAGAAAATTTCACGGGCCTTTTCGAACTCTCTGCCAGTGCTGACCGGCCACGACGAAATCAGGATATCCGCCGCCTCCTCTGTGCTGCTGACTTTACGGACAAGGCCGCTCGCGTCTTCGTAGATAACAGGTCGACGCCATCGTCTAGGGTCATGCATGTTCCAACTCTCATACTTGGGAGCTCCCCAACATCCAGAAGGGCAACACGTTCCCCTCACCGGTTGAGCAGGGTCTCCAACGCAATCGCTGCCGTCGCTTCCGACCCATCACCCCAGTTGAGGGCGCCAATGTCCGCCGTCATCAGAGGCGCGAACAGCCCGGAAGCCAGCGGACTAAGCACTGAACACCCCGCAAGAAATACCGTCTGGTCTTGAGAACCGATACGTACCTGGCGCCGTGATAACGCGAGCCGCCTGCTCACCGGTGCCACTAAGTTCGCCCACTTTGAAGTACTGGCCCGCGTCGTCCTTCAGAAGGATGTAGACGACAGCACCAGAAACGCTAGGGCCGGCAGCATCTTTCAGGCAAACCGTGATCGGAGTGCCCGCGGCAACTACGACGTCGGCGGAGTTAGCCTCAGTCGTGCCGGTCGTGAGAATATTAGTGATAGCCATGTCGGGCTCCAGATTTTGTGAGGGACTACGGGGCCCGACGGCGAGGGGCCGGAGCGGACGCTTCGAACGCTCGGTCAAGCCGCTCGTTCATGCCCTCGATACGATTACCCACGCTCTCGATCGCGCGAAGGAGTTGGCTAGTCTGCTCATGCATCCCCTGCTTGGTCGCGAATGTTTCGGAGCAGTGGAGTTTGTGGGCGGCCAGATCTATTCTGGCGCTAGAGGCTTCCAAGATAGCCGCGTTCGCCTTCTCGGAGGCTTCCTTGCGCGCGATGTCAACGCGCTCCGCAGCCTCTTTGCGTGCCGCATCGACACGTTCCAGCGCGTCCTTTCGGGCAGTGTCAACCTTGCCCTCAATGCGCCACCAGATGCCCCAGAGGGCACCAGAGACGGCAATGAAAAGCATGATCCCGCCGATGAGTTGGGTCCAAAGTTCCGCGGTCATTTGCCTACCCCTGCCCGCAACGCGTCATCCCGAGACACCACAAAGTTCCGCAGCGCCAAATGGCGGCGGTAACAATCCAGCAGCGCCGATCGATCCGAGATCCACAGACCCTCTACCTGAGACTGCGTCAGCGGCTTGTTGCCTAGGTCAACCGGCAACCCGCACGCCTTCAGCAACTTGCTATCCGGGGCGGCCAGCACAGGCGGCTTCACCGGACTAACGGATCTTGTTGATACGCTGCACCCCAGCATCACCAATGGCAACGCGGTCAGCATCAGGATCTTGCTGAGCTTCACTGGCCAGCCTCCTTCGGAGTTCTAGGTTGTCGGCTTCTTGGGCTTCGAGGGCAGCAATGGCTGCCGCCTCTCGCTGCTTCGCCGCGTTGTTGGCGATCGTCTGCCGGCGCTGTTCGTTGGCGTCGGCTTCGGCGAGAGCGACGGCGGTGGCCGCAATGCGCTGCTCGTAGTGCGCAGCGGCCCGCTGGTAGCCTTTGTGGTCGACATAGGTGTAGGCGCCCACCAGCAGCGCGAACGCCGCCACAGCGCCAGCGAGCCAGCGCGCGACGGGGCTGAAGAGAAAGGCGATCATGCGGGCAGCCCCGAAACACAGAGCTCGGCCTCACCGATGCGCTGCGCGTCGCCCATCTCACGACGGCGCACGAGGCCGGTAACGATCTGGCCACCGGCCTTGTTGAAAGCGGTCTGCGCCTCACAGGCCTCGCGGTACTTGCCGGACATGGTGAGGCGTGCCGCAGTGGACTTGCAGGCAGCGCCGACGCCGAAGTTGTAGGCGCCGGAAATCAGGGACGCCTGCAGGCTAACCGGACGCTTCGTGAAGTCGGTGATGCACCTGGTCAGAGGCAAGTAGTAGTCATTGGTAACGCGCTTGGCGAGCATCGCTTCGCACTCGGCGCGCGTCTTGGTCATGCCGGCCGTGATGCCCTTGGTCTCTCCGTAGCAGATGTCCCAAATCTTCGCATAGGGATCCCAGTGCGACTCGAGGACGAGTCCTTCCCACGGCTTGATTAGGTGGTCTACGGCCAGAACAACGGCGACGGGTGGCTTGCTGGCGAGGTAGGCGCTATAGCCGCCGCCACTCGCGAACAGCGCGAACACGGCCGCAATGGCCGCCTTGCCGCGGCTACTGCTGCGTATCTTGTTTATCGGCATGAACCGGCTCCTGTTGGACAAGCAGGCGCGCCACGAAGGCGAAGCATGTTGCGAGGAAAGAAAGGGCTGCGAAGATGCCGGGAGGCCAATCGAGCCAAAGCTGAATGTCGGGTAGCGAAAGAACCATCTCGACGCCCGAGAGGGCGCCCGCCAGGAACAGCAGACGTATGCTCCATGCGCGGCGAAGCACCCGGCGCCAGTCGGGAATGAATTTCATTTTCTTGATCCTTTGGCTCGCTCATAGATGTCGCGGGCCGATAGCTCGTCGGCGCAATGATGCGGCTCTCGCATGGCGCGTCCGACAAGGCGGCAAAACAAGCAGTCGTCGCCCCACCGCATCGCAGCGCGCCAGCACAGTGTCTTGCCGGACGGTCCGCCCGTTACGGAGCAAGCCATCCGGCTGAAGTTTGCAATCAAGTCGTGGAGCATGGCCGTTGCCCTAGTTGTCGTCTGTGCTGCCGTAGCGACGTGTCTGATTCCACAGGTCCGGCGTTGCCGGCGTCCCTGCAGGCGCGCCCTTGACAGGTGTGCTGCTTCCGCCGCCTTCGCCGTCGCCGCTGCCATTTCCAGACGACCCGCCCTTCCCGCCGCCGGACTTGCCGTCGTAGAGCTTGGCGCTGATGGCCGTGGTGTATCCTGACTTGCTGAAAGCGTGCGTGACTGTGCTGATGACGTAAGGCACACCATCAAGGCCAGGACGAACCCCCTGAAACAGTAGCGGCGCACCAGCAACGATTGCCGTATCGCCTACCACTGTGACCGATGCCGAGCCCTCCCCGCGCTTCAGGTCCTTGGCTTTGGATTGCGCGGCCTTGTCGGCTTCCTCGACGCTAGAGAACGGTTCAGGGATGCGGTAGACGCTGTCGCCCTCTTCGTCGCTGTCGGCTTCGATCTCGACGCGCTTGGCTTGCTCCTTGTCCTGATAGTAGGCGACCACCTTGCTGTATTTTGTCCGGTCGTTGGCCTCGAATGTGCATGAGCCTTCGACGATCCGCGGTGGGCTGACGACTACCGAGCCGACGAAGGCGCCGGTCGATGCATTGCCGGAGCCCTTGGCAGAGAACACCAAGCGGCCAGCCTTCACGGCAAACAGCGCGTTGTGGCGCTCCGCAAGGCGGCTTAGAAAGTGGATGTTCGATTCGTCTTGCTGCGCAAACCAGTCGTAGACATGGGCGCCAATGGATTCGTCCACGCTAGCCTGGAGATCGCTTTCTCCGGCCACATCGTCGACAATCTCCTTGACGGTCTTGCCTTCCCAGCTTCGTTCCTGCCGCTCCTTCAGCTTGCCGCTGCGCAGGTCCGCGGACTTGCCAGAGATCGACATGCCGAACGGCAGGCACTTGCACGTCACTTTGTCGACCGTAAACTGGCCAAGGCTGCGCAGTGTGCCATAGCCGACACGGATATCGACGACGGCTCCTGTTCGAGGGATTGCCAGCATCTGTGGCGGCCCGTCGTTCAGTTCCATTTCAAACGTGTCGGCCTCGCCGCCATCGTTGTCTGTGACGGACGCGGAGACCAGCCGCTCGTAGAAGCCGCCGGCGACGGACTGACCGTCGATAGTGATTTCAATCTTCGGGCGCATCTGTTACTCCCAAAGTTGCACGAGTTCGCGCGCTGGCGGCTTTGTCTGGATATCCGGCAAAACAATGATAGTGCCGTTGGGGAGATTCGGCCCCAGAGCAGCAAGGCCGGGGTTGGCGTCGAGCACCGTCTCTGTGACGCCGCCCGTCCGCCCGTAGTGGTCGAGGCAGACCAGATCGACCGTCTGGCCTTGCCTGGTCGTGTAGCGCGTTGCCATGGTCGCCTCCGATTAGCCGAATAGATTGAGGATTGGCGAAAGAATGCCGCCGGTAGACCCGCCGCCACTGTCGTTCTGGCCGTATCGTTTCAGTGTGATGGTGTAGGAGTTACGCCTCGCCTCGCCGTAGGCGGTGAAAAAGCTCTTGTCCTCGTCGACGGACTGAATAGTGAATCGACCGTGGATCGTGCCGAGCGTGGCATCGCCCGACACCAGCATCAGGACTTGCCCCGCATTCGCCGCAGCAATGATGCCGTCCAGCGACGACTGGCCTCCATGCTGCGCTGGGAATAGCACGCCTTTGATGCTGACCTCTTCCGAGGTTGGCCCAACCCATTGCATCTGGTCGAGCGTCTGAGCCACCTTGACCTCTGCCCACGGAGTCTGCACCTTCCGGGACAGGCCGTCGTAGCCGAAGCCAATTGCCTCGAATGCGTAAGGCCCAAGAGCCATCGCGGTTGGTCCGGACATGGCGTCTCCTGTTGACAAATTTGTAAAGCCCGCCGACGGTTGCCGGCAGGCTCTCATGACCGATGGTCATGAAGTTAGCATTGGCAGGATGGGTCCATCGCGCTTAGCGGCTGGCCGCACACAGGTCCCTCCGTGTTGCGAAGAGAAGTGGGTTCATCGCCTAGTCGCTAAACGATGACTCGTAAGCATTCCGACTGATAGTGCCCAACTGGCTTGCAGCGGCACTCGCAGCAGCCTGCGGATCCGATACGCCGTTGATGGTGATTGGCGCGTTCACAGTGACGTTTGGTTGCACACGGTTGACTTCCTGCACCTGCTGAACGCCCGATGGCTGCGTCATTGCGGCGATGCTGCCGCTGTCGATGCGCGTGTAGCCAATGTCGTCCGCAGTTTTACCCGGCAGCGTGTCTGTGGTGCTTCCACCTATTCCCATCGAGCGCGCTGCGGTGGCCGCGTCCATAGCCATCTGCGCGGCCACCGCAGCTTGCGGCGATTGCGAGGGCATGTTCGACAGTGCGGACCCGATTGCGTGCGCCAAGTCAGTCGGACTCGGCATAAGAGACTGCCCGCGCGCATAGGACGTATCGCCCGTGTATGACTCTTTGGCGACCGTGTAGGCTCCGCCAATGGCAGCACCAAACGTCCCAAGTCGACCGAGCCCGAGCAGAAGTGGCTTAAGGCCACCGCCTCCAGCGGCGGGAGGTTGGCCACCTCCGCCGGGCTTTCCTGGTAAACCGCCGCCACCGACAATCGCAGCAAGAGTCCCGGCCGCCCTCAGCGCGCCAATGATGGTTGACGCCCCCGACAGAAACATCATCGCGGCGGCGAGCTTACGGATGGTGCCCGCCAGCGTCATGATGCCGACGCTCCACAGCATGATTTGAAACCCATACGGCGCCAGGTCCGCGAAGAACTTGGCGATCGGGTTTTCAGCGATGGCCGATGTCAGCGACCTGATGTCCTCGCCCCATTTGCGGAACTTGACAAATATCAGTCCGATCTTGTCGGCCGCGGCGGATCCGTCTTCAGCGCCGAACAGGAGGTCGCCAAGATCATTGATCAGATCGCGAATGCCACCCTCGACGCCGAAACCCTTCAGGAATCCCTGCGTCGCTGCGTCGAGCTTCGCAAAGATGTGTGCCCGCGCGCCTAGCGAGTCGATGACGTCGCCGATGCCGAGTGCGGCCTCCCTGATTTTGGGAAGCATCCGGTCACCCATGGACATCCCAAGTTCGGTGAACTTGTTCTGAAGCAGTTGCAGCACGTTCGCCGTGGTGTTGGCGCGCGCCACATATTCCTTGTAGGCTGACCCGGCATATTTCGTCTTGTCGCCGACGCTGTTAAGCGCCTGGTCAAGCAGCCCGATGTTGCCGATCAGCGGCGCGAAGGCTTTCGCCTCGTCGCCAAAGAACTGGCTTAGCAGCGCGATGTGCTGGTCTTTGGGCGCCTTGCCGATCGCCGTAAGGACGGTTTTCAACGCCTTCGGGGCGTCTTTTTGCATCTGCTTCGCGATGGTCGGGAGATCCAACCCAAGCGCCTTGGCTGCCTCTCGCTGCTCCTTCTTCGCGAACTTGCCGCGCGTCAGGGCCTTGACGACGTTCTGCATCGCAGTGCCGGCCGTCTCAGACTGCGCACCAGCCGCGATCATGGCAGAGCCGATGGCCGCGATCTCTTCCTTGGCGAAGCCGCCCATCTCGGCGAGCGCTCCGACTCGGAGCATGTAGTCGGTGACGTCCTTGGCTTTTGAGGCCATATTATTGGACAGGTGGTTGATGGCGTCGGCCAGGTCGCCGGTCTCCGGGACCGTGAGGCCAAGCTGTGTCTTCAGTTTCGCAAGCGATTCGCCTGCCTCTCCGGCGCCAAGATCGAACGCGATACCCACGCGGGCCGCCATCTCGGAGAACGCCTTCAGATCCTGCGTGGCAACGCCGGACTCGCCGGCCGCTGCAAAGAGTGCCGCGATGTCCTTGGATGCAATCGGCAGTTCCGTGGACATCTGCCGGATAGTGCGCGACATGTTTTCAAACTGTTCCTCGGTCGCATCGACGACCTTGCGGACGTCAGCGAACGCGGACTCGAAATCCATTGCCGCGCCGACCGTGGTCTGAAGACCTTGCGTGATGCCGAGATAGGCGCCGCCGAATGCTGCAATCCGCCCGAACGTGCCGAGCAACGCGCCTTGTGTTGCCCGGATGCCGTTCAGCGAACTGTTGATAGCCTTCGCCCGTCCAGTCACCTGGTCCAAAAGCGAGAGGCGGAGCGTGCTGTTAAGAATGGCCATTATGAGCTCCGCGTCTGCTTCAGAATTTCGGCGGCGGTGTCAAACCATGCCAGCGCCTCGTCGGGAGACATGCGCTTGATTTCACTCAGGGGAGTCGAAAGTACATGCGCCACGACGCCGGCAACTATTCGCCAGTCGTGGGCTCCGGCTCGTTTCCCAGAAGGTCCGCGGTGGCCTTCATGATGGCAGTCAGGTCTTTGGCGCGGATCTTCTTGAAGGCAGGAAGCGGCGTGTCTGAGATCGACGCCAGCACGGCCATGGTCTTCGTCAATTCGCCGGTCACAGCGTCGCCCACGATAAGGTCGCCAATGGTGGCTTCACGGAAGGTCAGTGCAGAATAGGTTGTGCCGTTGTGCTCAACGGGCTTTGAAAGCGTAATGGTGGTCATGGGTGGTCTCCTCTTGGGGAAGTGGTGGGTGGCGGGGCAGCTGGTGAGGCCGCCCCTTGGTAGTTACAGCAGCAACGCGTTGCGGATGCCCTGGCGCTGCGAGACGCCTCCGACCTTGATGTCGAAGTCATCGATCTCGTAGATTGGATCGCCATCGATCTCGAGCTTGTAGTAGTTGACGCTGACCGTGTAGTCGTTCTCGGCCTGGTCGCCGCCCTTCCATGTGCCGGCATCAGCCTGCTTCAGGAAGCCACGAAGGGTCATGACGGCGGAATGCTCCGAGCCATCCTCGTCGACGAGGGCGCCAGTGATCATGAACGGGTTTTCGGTCCCCGGTGCGAGGCCGAAAAGCTTCAGCGTCTGCGGGTCAAGCCCGGGCATCTTGAAGCTGAATTCCAGCTTCTCGTAGCCCATGTGGACTTCGCGCGGCTTGATCATGCCGGCGTTGCGCATTTCCTCGACCTTGGCGGCCGGGACCGGGGGCGTGATGTCCCCGATCTGGCCAATCTTGAGCGTGCGGTCAGCCCATAGCATGCAGTCTCGCAGCAGGAAGCTGGGAAGGTTATTCGCCATAATTCAGGATTCCTTTAGGCTGCCAGCGTCAGCGGGCCGTTGTCGATCGCGCCGCGAACCTCGTCCAACAGAAGCTGGTAATACAAGATGTTGCGGTGGGTCGTAATCTTGATCTGTTCCATGATGCCGACAGGCTCGAACTCGACATTCAGGAAAATCTGGCCGTTGGCATTGGTGGTGGGCGCATTCTGATCGCCGAGCCATACACGTCCGCCGAGGATGTCATCGTTGGCGGCGAACACTCGCAATGCGGCGTTGCCATCTTCAATCATCATCTTCAGGTTGCCGAGCGTCAACTTCTTGTCGACCCACTGGAAGTAGATGTCTTCCAGTGCCTCATTGATCATGTCGGCCGTTGCCCTGACGGAATCGAACTGCCAGATGGCTACGTCGGTCGCCAGGCGCGAACCCCATGTGCGAAGGCCGCCACGCTCATTGATAACAGTCGAGACCTGGTTTTCGTTCAGGTAGTTGCTGTCAGCAGGATAGGCGATGGTGCGGGCAACGCCGTCGAGCGTCCGGATGATCTTGTTGGAGACCGAGCCGGATACGCCTTCAGCCGAGGCCACGACGCGAGCGCGGACGCCGGCAAAGACCGGGGCGATAGGAACGGTTACCGGAGTGCCGGCGACGTTCTTGATGCCCTTCGGGTCGATAACCAGGATGCGTCCGCCGTTGACCGTGTTGCGGAAGCGGATTGCCTCTGCGTTGGTCGTGTTCGGGCCGCTGATGTAGGCGCGTGCGCGGATCTGCGGGCATACGACATTGAGTGCAGAGATGAACGGGCTGGCCGCATCGCCGATATTGGCAACAGCCGCACCGCCAGAACCGCCGCCACCGGAGAAGGAAACCGTAGGAGCAGCGCCGTAACTGTCGCCGGGCTCGGAGACCGTCACGCCTGTGATGGGGCCGCCAAGCACAGCCGTCAGGATTGCACCAGAACCGCCACCGCCGGAAACGGTGACCGCAGGTGCGGTGACGTAGCCGCTGCCCTTGTTGTTCATCGTGATGGCGGTAATCAGTCCACCTGAGACGGTAGCCGTCGCGGTTGCCTGTACACCACCAGCCGGAGGCGCTGCGATTGCAATCGTCGGTGCGGTTGCATAGTCGGCGCCCGCGTTGGTGATTGCGATCGACGACACCTTATGCTTGTTGATGGCGGCAGTCGCGGCAGCATCGCCGGAACCGGAGAACGTGACGGATGGAACAGACGTGTAGTCCGCCCCGCCGTTCGTGACCGTTACCGAGATGACACCGTCTTCGATGTAAGCGCCAGTGTCGCCGGCGGTCACGATGACGCGCGGCTGAACACCAAGCAGTGACTTAGCCTTCAGTGCGGCGTAAAGACCGGTGCGCGCGGCTGCGTCACCAATGAGGTTGGCCTGCGTCACGTCCGCATCTTCGTCATCCTCGACGCGGTTGACGATAACGGCCGAGCCGCCCTCGCCGAACACCGTCGCGATGTCAGCAAGCAGCGTGCCATCTTCACCAAGCAAACTGGCCTGCGCCATGCTGGTGACGTAGGTCGGAGTGTTGAGCGGAAATGCAGCAGCATCGGCGTCTGGCGCCGTGCCGTTGATGAAGGTCAGGCCGAAGTTGCTGATACGCAGCAAGGAAGGCGAGTCCGCGCTTTCATTAAGCTGGACGCCATGGAAGTACGATAGGTCAGCCAATGCGGCCTCCTTCTTGTGTGGTGAGGTGGTGGGTGTTGCCGTGGTGGGGCGGTGGTCTGTGGCGGCGACAGGGATAGTGAAGCCTCCGACGCCGAGGTGCCGGGCTTTTTGTTGGTCAATAACCAACCCAAACGTGAACCTCGCCGGTCAACGTGGGCGTGCCGGCTGTGGTGAGAAACTGGAGTCGGGTAAGCTCTTGGCTAAGCGTCACCTTATTCGAAACGGTGACTGCGCCCGTCCCCGTTTTTGTTTGCGCCTTGGCAAACCAATCACACCCGCCGCCGCCATTGTCGACTTCACGATAAAGGTCGATGACTCCGATATATGGACCCACAAGCGTGGCCGTGCGGGTTAAGAAAACACCCGTGGTGTAAATCGTCATTCCGGCGGTGCTGGCCGCGATCACGCCGGTGACGCAGTCATAGCCGGTGCTTACTATAGTAACGCCGGTTCCGAGCCTCATAAAGAGTTCAGCGGCCGCGCTAGTTGTGATTTCAAAAAGCACCCTGACGTGGTTGACCCTTTCAGGGATAATATCCAGGGTTTGTAAAGTTGCGCCTGTGAGCGTGGTTGTCCCCAAAAATTCCATTTCCTTGCCGGCTGAAAAAGCTCGGTTTGGCCAGGTAACGACCCGATCCGCCGTCAGGGATTCCGTATTGAATGTCAGCGCGCGCGGAGTGCCAGCCGCGTTGAACAGTTTGAAGGAAGAGGATGCAAACTGCGCGTTAGCAATCGTCCGCGCTGTCTTGAAAATGCTGCTGATCAGCCCTGCCAACGTCCCACGCTTTTGCGTGGTGGCGGTGACGTATGCCAGTTCATCAGCATCGTCGAAGGCGTTGTCGCTTGTACCAGAAGACAGCAGGGCTGCCTTATCAGCCAAAGCGGCAGTCGTAGCCGCAAAAGAAGCAGTCGTAGCCGCAGCATCTGCCTTGAGGGCAATGGCCGCCTCCAACAGGACGATTAGGTCGGCCAAGGCGGCGCTGACGAAGGCGGTATTGGCTATCTTGTTGCTGCCATCGCCAGGCGTAGCCGTTGGCGCTGTCGGCGTCCCCGTGAATGCAGGGGAAACCAGCCCGGCCTTGACAACGATCTGTGCGAAGGCGTCGGACACATCCGTGTCAATGTCGCGTAGGGCGGCGATAATCCGCCCTACGTCAGTTGCCAGATCATTTCCAACAAAGGGCTCCGGATACGCCCGGTTTGGCGTGGTGTTCAACGTCGGCATATCAATTCCCTTGAAGTTAGACCGTGAAGGCCCGCAGATCAGCAACGCTTGGTCGCGCCGCCGGCGTGCCGGTCAACGTCAGCTTGATGCGGCCACCCAAGGGCGCCGCCACACTCGTGTCGCTGTAGGTCCGCTCGATGAAGCCGAGGTCGATCGGCGCAGCCAAAGTCTGACTGACCGCCCCCCACACGTCGTTCAGCGCATCCGTCTGCACGGTCAGCGAAGAGCCAACAGGAAGTTTGGTGGATGCAATAACGTCGAGCCGCACATCTGCGCCGAAGGTGAAGCCGCGGCTGACGTAAACGCCCTCATCCTGCATCGTGCCGAGTACCAGCAGGATATCGCGACCGACAACGGGCGATACCGTTGCGGCTCCCGTAAGGATGGCCCGAACAGTCAGGTTGCCCGTGAAGAACGATGTGCGCTCCCATACCTGGTCGGGAAGGACACGAACCGGGGGCTCGCCTCCAAAGACCAGTTCGAAGACAACCGAAGTCGCCTCCGTCGGAAGAAACACATCGGCGCGCACGAGGAGGTCAGAGACGTCTGTTACGGCGTAGGTGCCTAGGGCGACTGTCAGCGTTGTTGGAGCAAACGCTGCGCAGTTCAGACGGAACGTGATGTCCGAATCCTGGTGGACCGTCCAACTAACCGCGTTACTCGAGCTAAACCGCGTGCCGACAGTGTACGGCTGCGCCGCAATCCACTGCTGGTTCAGCGCGTCGAACGCGCCACGATCCGCAACGGATATGCTGTGGTCCGGGTCATTCGTCTTGACGACAAATGCAAACATCTGCCCGGCAGGAAGGAAGAACGGTACGGGGAATGGGAACTTCGTCCACGTGCCAGTCAGGACCGACTGCATGTCGATTTCGGTCTGCGCAATGATTTCCGTGGTCGGAAATCCGTTGTCGACCGTCACGAACTCTATGATTACAGGCTCGTCGCGATTGCCAATGGCGCAGAATTTGATTTCGACGCTACTGACGTGGCGCCCTTCCGTGAGCACGAAGGACTGCGCTTGCGGGTCGGTGCTGCCACCAACTCCGTCGGTCGTGCCGCCGCCCGTGTCTACCCAGTTATTCCGCTCAGGCGGAACGCTCTGGAACCGCTGGACGGTCGTGACCTGCTGAAGCTCTATCCGCTCCATCCGGCCTTCACCGGTAAAGCGCGCCGAGCAACGGGTGCCCGATCCGCCGACCGCCACGACAGCCTTCGCACCAGACGTCACATTCTCCGGAATGGAGAACGTGCCGGACACCACGCCATTAATGTCGGCTACAAGGCTACCCGGGTTGACGTCGATACCGTCAAACGTCAGTTCGTCCAGCGTTTCGCCGGAGCCAAACTGCCTGATTGTGAAGGCCACCGAAATCTGGCGCAGGAAGCGCAGCGGTGCGGTTCTGGTATTGCTCAAGACCTGCGTGTTGGTGACACGCTCTGAGTTGCCGGAACCGAAGATTTGGGTCTGAGCCGAAAGCCAAACGGTCTCCTGCTCAGTCCAGAAATCCTGCGCCGGAACGATCTGAAGAACGGCAGGAAGCGGCGCGAACGACATGTAAGGATTGATTTTGACGCAGCCGGAAACAAGCTCCTGACCAATGGTCAAGACGTCCGTGTAAGGTAGCGTCAGCGTCGCTCCGGCGTCGATCTCCTGAAACGTCGGGACAATCGGAATCTGGAACGAGCCATTGAAGACTGCCCCATTTTGCGCTTCACCCGCGTCGCGGAAGTCGTCGTTCAGCAACGGATCGCTGAAAATGCCGGTGCGGCCGGCGGGCGCCCGCGCATTGATGTCGACGGTCTGTTTCTGCAGAGAGACCTGGTTGAACAGGTCAAGCACGTTGTTGTAGAGCCGGTCGATCTTCTCGAACGAGTAGGCGCGAATCCCGTCATTGGTGACAGTCGGCGTGCCGAACCAGTCGTTATTGATCGTAGCCAGCGACAGAAGCGTCTTCGGCACCTGTGGCGGCTGCGGCTGTGATGGAGCGGATAGCCCCTTCAGGTAAACCACGTTGCCGTCGCGGTCGAGGCAGAGCCTGTCGGCACGCGGCAGCTTGTTGGTGTAGCCAAGCAGCACGGTCGTGCCCGTAACGCCACCCGTCAGTGAGACAGTGGCGTCAGTGATCGCCGCTGGCGTCACTGCGTCCAGATAGCGGTAGGTGACGTCATAGGTCGATGAGGTGGCCGGCTCTGCACCGGCAGGCGCCCAACTCACGGAGTCGCCATTACGGACGTAGTCGGTCGTGGCGACGTAGGTGGTTGCTCCCTGCACGACAGAGATGATGGCCGTGACCGAGTCGTCAGGCAAAGCGTCAAGGCTGTTCGTCACACCCTTGGTTAGCGTGACCGTCCGCTGTTTTGTGACAATGGCCGAAACGATTGAAGAGATTGGCGCCCGGCGAACGGTGATAACCGCCGTGCCCGTGCCGCCATCTTCAAAGGTGTGCGGCTCAGCGTCGACCGTGCCAGTGTCCGGTGCTTCCGTTTCGGAATAACGCGAGGACGTCGGGCGGTTGCGCTTGAAGCCCATGATGTTGGCAGTGCCCTCTCCGATGGAGAAGACCTGCTTGCCGCTATCCAGACCAAGCGCCGAAACGATGCAGCCGCGAACGACGTAGTTTTCGTGCGCGTCGTAGTCGTAGATGGCAATCTGCTGCTGGACGCCAGAAAGGGTCGGTGGCGCGTCCTGCGAAATGATGACGCCGTCTCGCAACGTGACGTACTGGTAGAAGTCGCCCTCACCTGCATCCGTGTCGAATGCCCACGCATACGTGACGACAGTGCGAACGCCACCGGGCTCGCCGTAGCTTTCTTCTGCGGCCTCGACCAAGCCATGGTAGATGGCGTCATCTTCTGCGGTCACAATGGTCGTGGCCGAGCGAACGCCAATCTTCACGACGCCTGTCATAGGAACGCTGGCCAAGACGGACTCGGCAACCAGTCGGCGCGCACCGTCGATATAAAGTTCGCCGGCAGTGACGGTAACCGTCTCCGCATCAACATCGACGATCACGTCAGCGCCTTCAATACGATCGCCGTCGCTGGCGATAAGGTTTGCGATCCCCTTACGCTTGGCGGATTCGATGGAGAAGGCTTCGTTCAGGTCGGCGCCTTGCGAAAGGTCGCCTTCACCGAAGTAAACGCGGTCATTGTTCGGGCGGTCGGCAAAACGGTCGCGAACGTGCGCGAGCTCCGGATTCGCATCCGGATCAAAAACGTAGGTGCTCATACGGCCCTCGATGTAAATTTAGATGGTGAGGTTGATAACGACGCGCTCGCGTATCGTCCTCTGGAAGGAGAAAGCCACAGCGGTCGTGCCGACGTGGATGTCTCCGTCAGGGAAATCGATTTCAGCCGGGGATAACCAAGGTTTCGCTGGTTTGTTCGCCGTTGACTGGCCACCGAAAACGACCGCAACAGATGCGGCGTCGCCGGAAGTCGCACCAAATGCGATAGATGCCTCATAGACAAGCTCGACAGTGTCGGACACGTCTTCGTAGTCAGTGATGTCGCGCACCTCGCGCAAGACCGCGGAGTAACCAATGGCGTCGCCGTCGGCGTCGAATACACCAATATAGGCCGTCTTCTGACGCATCAGCCATGACTTCAGAACCCTGGCATCTGTGACGCCTTCCCATGTGACGCCGGGTGCGGCCCATGTGATTGTCGGCAACCATGTCAGCGGATCGCCATCTGTATAAGAGACGGCAAGGTCAGCCGCTTTTCCGGCTTCGGCTGTGGCGTCAACGAGATGCGACCGCCCATGCGACCACTTCACCTTGCCGCCGGGCAGTCGGACGCCAGAGCTATCGCCCCACATCGAGCGTCCCCACCGGGACCGCCCATAAACGTGGCCGCGAACGTCGTAGCCGTGATAGCCACGCCAGAAGTAGGAGCGCGCCGGGTCAGACAGACCAGCAAGATATTCGGCGCTCATCAGCCGATTGACTTCGTCGGCGCCGGGCAGTTCACCCATGCCGATCTGATATAGATGCCAGCGGCGCCTGCCGCGGACTTGGTCTTCAATGAAGATTGAAGTGTAATCGAGCCAGCCAAGCGCGGTGGTGACGGCGGCGGGCGTGCCGCGTAGGCGTTGCCATGGCCTGCCTTCGTCGATTGTATCCTCGATCGTGGCGAAGAATTGCGAAATAGGGCCGAGGCCGTATTCGTGGACAAGCCAAGGTGCGACCGTCACATTGAGCGGCCGAGCGTATTTGATGCCGTGGATCTCCTGAATTGCCGGCGAAACCTCGTCGGCAAAATCGGTTGCATGCTCCAAGGTGTACTCAAAGACCGTCGTGCTGGTTGACGGCAGAACGGTCGAGAATGTCACCGCGATCTCCCCATGAAGGTCAGGCTTACCGTGCCCAGCGCCGCGGCGCTGAAGTTGTCCATAACCACGTCATTGGCTGGCGCCGTCAGGTTGACTTTCGAAACGCCGCCGGGGCTCAGCCTCGAGACCAGCCACGACCTGTTGACGTCGAATCCGATCCCGCCCTCGTCGGCCAACGCTGCGGCAAGGCCGGCGGACAGGCCCTCAAAAACAGCCATAGGCGCTTCCGGCAGAAGCCAGACTTCAGCGGCCACGTTCACCGTCGTCTTCACGGCCGGCACGACTGTAACAATGTCGTTTATGGACCGAACGGCTGGATTATCTACCGCTGCCGTGATCTCGGCCAATAATTCGGTCGTTGGCGTCCCGCCGCCGCTCGTTGTCAGGACTGCGATCTCAAGTTCAGGACCGGTCCCAGTACGATAGACGGCCACGTCGCGAATGTCGGCATCAACCGAGCGGGCGTGGAATTCGTACCACTCTTCTGGACCAGCCGTAGACCTACCTTGGTCGGCAAGGACGATGCGCTCGCGAAGTGCCTTGTCGCTTTCGCCAGTCAGTCGCGTCACGCCGTGATCGGCCGCGACAGCGTCGAGGTCGGAACCCGTCGCATACCCCAGCAGGTTTGCCCTCGCGGCATCATTGATGCGGGCTCGTTCGCCAAGTTCCCGGTATGCGTTTGCCTGTACGACAATCATAACCGGGTCGGTTTGTAGCATCGCCACGTCATATTGCGGCAAATCCAGATCCGGATTGGCGGCCCGAACGGCCGTCCAGAGCGTCTGGAACGTCTGTTTCTGGCGCGTCACCAGAGCTTCGTAATCTAGATTCTGAATGACCTGCGGAGTCGGCAGCGTTGATAGGTCAACCAATGTCGGCCTCCATTATGGCGGCCAGCGGCCGGTTATATCGTGAAGGCCACCCGCGCCGTCTTGTCTTCAGCAACCGAATAGTCGCTGAGGTGTCCGCGCGGGAAATACGTGCCTTGGATGATCATTGCGATTCGCCCATCGGCGTCGACTGTGGTCACGCTTCCGCGCCGCATTCTGTAGCGCGGCTCCCACTTCTCAATGGCAGCGGCGACGGCGGAATAGGCGGCGAGGATGTTCTGTCGGATCATCTTGGTGTCGACCAGATCCGGAAGACCGGAGCCGAAGTCACGGTGCATCACGCGCGAGCCAATAGCGGTCTGAACAATCTTGCCGACGGACTGCTGTGTGTGTTCCCAGTCAGTCAGCGGTCTGCCGGTTACGGCGCTTATTCCTGCCGAGTCGGCCATGTGGTTCGCCCTTCGTGACTATTGTCTTCTTTACTGGAGGCACCCACAGCGCCACGACGTTTCCGTGTGGCGGCGTTAGCTGGAAAGCTTGTGCGTCGGTCAACTCAAACGGAGAACCGGCCACGCGCCACTGTCCTGCGACTTCGCAGCCAATCCGTGTCGTGTACTGTTTCATGATGGTTTCCCTATTCGGGTGGGCCGGTGTTTTGCGATCCGCGGACCACTTCGATGTGCTCATGGTCGGACCCGATGTTCTTGGCGTTGTGCGTGAGGACAGGGCCTTCAATCACGACGGATCCTTCGATCTCGACGTCGCCAACAAACTTGATGTCGGCCGCCGTGATTGTCACCGTGCTGCCGCTGGCCGTGATAACGGTGTCGCCAATCTTGATGTGGAACGGGCTATCCGTGTTCTCGCGCTGGTTATCGTCGCTGTAGGTCGAGAAGTCGATTTGCGCGTCCGTCAGGTCGCCGCTTTCGGAAACTACATCGACCTGCTCGCCCTGGCTGTAGAGGACGTCGATCTTGACGCCGCCGGCAGCGATCTGCCTTGGCTTGATCCAGTCCGACAGGTAGGGCGTTTCGCCCTGCTCCGAAAGCTGAACCTTGTAACGGCCGGCCTTGTCGCCCGTGCCGATCTCGGCAACCGTGCCCTTGCGCCGACGATTCCTGGCGCGCCGTTCTAGTTCAGCAATGCGGTACTTCGTGTCGAGCACAAACTCCCTGAAATCGCGAGGTATCACCCAACCACCTCCGCAGGAGCAACGACGATCTCAGCCACGGCGACATCGGCCTCCGCGCCCTCAACCGGCGTTATCTGCATATTGTCGCCTTCAGACCGCGCTATGCCGTAGCGCCGCAGCAGTGTCTGCCAATCGTATTCCGCGCCGGCCAACTGCGCCTGCATTAGCGCGGCCCATTCCGTCAACTCCGGAACGGTCTCAGCTTTTGCAAAGAAAAGCGCCAGAGGCGTATTGTCGCCCAAAGTAGAGCCACGCACTGGATCGGGGAACAACGTGACGGTCAACTTTAGCTGCTGTGCGGCAAGCTTTGCTCCACCGCCTTCGTTACTCGTGCGCGCACGCTCCACTACTTCGTTGCCGAAGTGGAATCTGCGGAAAATCTCTGCCCACTCATTGGCGGGGTCTGTCAGCGCGTCACCAATCTGGCGCGCGACAATGTCCAGAAGGAATTCGAATGAGGCGTCGGTCGCCGGAATACCCGGATAGATGACGCTTTCGCCAGAGTTCGGGTCGGTCTCGACGTGCGCCGCCGTGACGCCCATCTCAAACAGGAATTCGGTCGAACCGTTCGCCACGAAACCCCGCAAGGAATTGTCTTGCGACTTCGCGGCGTCGGTGTAGACCGAGATGAATGGACGGTCCTCATCAGTCCTCAACGTGCCGTCGGCTGCGATATCAAGCGCGCCAATCTGGCTGTCGAGGACATTGTCGCCAACCAATGTCTTGCCCTTCAGGGCCTGCACCGCGGCAATGCGGGCTGCGATGCGGTTCAGGGACATGGCTGGCCTCTTGTCGCCCGCAGTGGGCTTTAAGCTTCGTTCAAATTCAGCACCAGCCGCGTGTGGCTGCGGTCATCAACATCGACCACCTCGAAAAATGGTTCTCCATGTCGTGAAATCGCCTTGACCTTATCGCCAGATTTTGGCTGCGGGCCGACGTATGTTGCTCTATTGATGTGTAATTGCGCCTTGTCGGCTACAATTCGGCTTCTCCATCCAGCAGAATTGCCACCAGCAACACTGCTGGACTTCCCCTCGCCGACACGAAGGACGGCTTCAATATCGACGTTGGTCCGTGATGGGTCGGCAACGCCATTTTTTTGGAAGAAAAGGCGAACTGGCTCCGCGAACTTGCTGTCCACGGAAGCCAGAACCTTGTCTCGTAAATTGTGAAAACGGGCAGAAACTGGCATATCAACTCCTGCCCGCAATCAAATTAGGTGTTCTTGGCGCGCATCAGGGCCTTCGGACGGGTGCAGATGTCGAGTGCGTTCATCTGCGTTTCGCCCTCGACGCCCTTGTCGAAGTCAAGCATCTTCTGCTTGGCGTAGAACGGGCGGCCGAGCGTGTTGACGGTCTCCATATATGGAGCCGGGGCATAGTACGTCTTGTACATGCCGCGCGCGCCGACAGGGAAGAACTTCGCCTTGGTTGCCTCGATGCCGAGCCTTGCGCCGTCACCGGCGTCGGTTGCCGCACCGTAGTTTTCGAAGACGATACCGCCGAACATGAAAATGTTGTTCTCGCCGCGGTCAGAGCCGACATAGCCGTCACGAAGGATGGTAGCTTCAGACCAACCCTTGTAGGTCTCGCGGACTTCCTTATGGGAAATCAGCTGGTCAAAGAAGGCGTCACCAACGAACGCGTGAACGCGGGCAAAAGGAGTGCCGCCCATGGCGTTGCGGGTCTTGCGCACGACGTCGGCGCAGGCCTTGCGAAGCGCACCTTCCGCCGGCGATGCATTGTCGAGGTCGAAGTCGATTTCGGCGGCCTGCGAAACGCCGAACTCAGAGAAGAGGTCAAGCGTCGTCCCGTCAGCGTAGGTCACAACACCCTGAAGGGCGCCCAGGCGATGATACTCGCGCGTCACTTCGATGTCAGCCATGTTTTCCATGACCTTGCCAAGGACGACGGACATAACCGTCTCGAGTTCGGTCTCGGAACCAAAGGCGCGGACGTTCTGGACTTCGTCTGCCAGCACGGACCACTCACGTGGGAAGTGCGGCACCCCAAGATACTTCAGTGTGCGCTTTTGGCTTGCCTTCACGTCTCCCTTGCCACCGCGTGGAGCAGGTGGAACCAGCTGAATGGCGTCGCCGATGCGCTCGATCGCAACCGAAGTCGTCGAAACCGGCTTGTCTTCGAAGAGACCAAGTTCCTGAATGCGGCTTGGGCGGTACTCGACTTCGTTGATGGCGTCAGTCAGGGACGTTACGCTGAAGGCGTCGTCCTTGAATACGTTGAGAATGCTCATTCGGAGCTCCTAAGAAAAAGGCCGCTCAGAGCGGCCGTAAAGGTTGATTTTTGGGAGCGTCCGGTTAGCGGACGATGATGCCCAGTGCGGCAAGCTGTGCAACGCCAAGAGCTTTCTCGGCGGCGGTGATGTCAGCCGGCCATTCGAGCTCGACGCCCTTGACCTGCGCCGCGCGGGTAATGCCGGCAATCTTCGCGGTCGCGCTTCCCCCAGTCACAACGCCGTCGTAGGCGATGGCCTTGGCGACCTGAGAACCGTCCGTGCCGTCCTGATTGTAGGCCACGTACTGCATATCGCCAGGCTCAACGCCGACGTCCACGTAGAAGGTGTCGCCGACAACGTTCGGCGTGCCGCCTGCTGTGATGGTCAGGCGGATGCCGCCCTTGTTGAACAGTGTGCCGTGGGTGGAGACGCCGATCTGGACACCGTCTGGGTCGGTCCAGTCAACCTTGGTCGCGGCAGATGCGACGCCGACGTATCGGCCGTTCTTCGCAATCGAGGTAAGCGGGGTTGCGTCCATGGCAATGATGCCGGACGATGCCGTGTTGCCTGCGGCAGCGCTTGCAACAGCCGTGGCATTCGCGACGACAACCGTGGCGCCGAGAATGGAGCCTGGCACAAGCGTCTGCGAAACAGCGACTGTGAGATTGTCGCGGCTGCGGCCAAATTCGGCCTCAGACAAGATGAATTCGCCGGCGTGGCCGCCTTCAGTGAGGATAGTCATTGTTTTCGGTCCTTCCGGTTACTTTTTGCCGTTGCGCTTGTTGGCGCGCGAAACAGCGCTGGCCCAAGAAGCCTTCTTGTCGTCCGACTTGCCGCCATTGGACAGGTCGGCGCCGGCGAGGCGGGCCTTCTCGTAGTCTTCGGCAGTGGTCGACGGAGCGACGGCTTCAGGTGCAGCGCCAAGGAAGGCTTTTGCCTTCTCGACATTCGCGCCATCGGCGAACAGGACTTCAGCCAGAGCCTCACGGCCCTTCGCTTCCGGCAGCGCCATGATAGCTGCGCGACGATCACGGTCGGCTTTCAGGGCTTCAGCAGTGGCCTGAGCGGCGGATGCGGAAGCGGTAGCAAAATCAGATTCGATCTTGGCCTTTTCGGCCTTCAGTGTCGCGAGTTCCGCAGCAAGTGCGTCCGCGCGTTCTTTGTCGGTCATGTCTTCATCCTTCGCGACGGACGCCGCAGTTGGGGGTTTGTCGTCATGGTTGACGTATTTCGCGATTGACCAGTCCTTGGCCTTCGCTTGCGCCACAAACCCCTTTGGAGCGTGGGCATAGGCTCGGTAGTCGTAGGCCGCGACCGGTCGCGCCTTCGACGCCCCTGCTTCATCAGCGAAACCGGCTTCGACGGCCTGATCGCCATCAAACCACGTCTCCGCCCTCATGATATCTCGGCAGTCGTTCGCCGTTTTCCCGCTCTTCTTGGCGTAGATTTTGGCGTATGACTTAGCGTAAACCTCGAGCTCCTCGATGGTTTTTGCGTGCTCGGCGCTATTCCCGACCGTAATGTTCATCGGGTCATGGATCATCATGACTGCACCGTCAGCCATTGTGACGGTCTCGCCGGCCATCGCAATCAGGGAGGCGGCGGAAGCCGCAATGCCCTCAATCACTATGTCGACCCGACCGTTGTAGGAGGCTAGCGTCGAATATATCGCGGCGCCTTCGGAGGCGATGCCGCCACCGCTGTTCAGGTGGACCTTGATGTCTCCATCAAGGTCAGCCAGAGCGGCAACGACGTGCGCGTGGGTAAACCCGTCGCCGAACCAATCGTCGCCGACCGTGCCAGAAAGAGTTACCTTCTGGCCTTTAACTTGAACTGTCATTGATTTTTCCGTTCAATATGGTCGAAACTTCCCTCTGGCAGCGAAACGACGCCGTTTCCCAGAGCAAAGTCCTTCGTGGTAGGCGATTAGCTGCTTCAGCTCGGCTTTGTCGGCTTGGAAGTAGCGAATTTCATCTTCGCCAAATCGAGCCTGCTGGACGCCATCTCCGGAGATTATCGCCGTCAAAAGCGCCCGGAGGCGCACGGCTTCCGCGCAATGGTCGATATCTGGCATCACGCGGCCTCCGGGTCGGTATCGTTGGTAGCCTGCCGCCCACTAGACGGCATGGCCGCACCCAATGGACCGCCGCCACCGACACTGCGCCCGTATGGGCTTGGTATCCGCTTGGCCTCCATGTCGATGATCTCCGCAGCGATCTTCTCACGAGTTACCGAAGCGTCGCGGCCCATAAGGGACGCCTCGTCTTCGGTTGCGGAAAGACCAAGTTCGATGCGCTTTGCTGCTGCCATCGTTGCCTTGTAGTCGTCAGCGACCGGCTGCGCGGGACCGGGCCATTCTGCATTACAGACCAACTCGCGGTTGGCCGCAAAGGCCGCGTATCCATCCTTGAACGGGATGGCGCCAGTGCCGATCTTTTCATCCAGCCAGGACTCGTAGATGGCTTGGCAGAAAGGAGCCGCAATTCGCTCACGTCGACGGGTAACGATCGGCCAGACCGAGGACATGGCCATTCGCACCGACGAATAGTTCGCATTGGAATGATCCATGGCAAACGATTCAAAGGTCACGCCAAGACGGCGAGCCATCTCGCGCTGCAGGTTCTGGCTGAACGGGATGTACTGGCTGCCCGGCGTTGCCGCCGTATGCATATGGAACTCTTCGCCTGGGCCGAGATGATTTATCTTGCCGTGGTCCGACATCGAGATGCCGTTTTCCTTGAGCGCGTCTATCCGGTTTGTCCAGACGCCCATCAAGTCGTCAGCGAGTTCCGGATCATCGTCTTCAAGCTCCTGAATCGCCTGAAACGCTTCGATAGATGGCTCTGGAGACTTGATCGTGGCTGCGAATGCCGTCTGCAAAAGCGCAGTTGTCAGCGTGGCGTCGGCCAACTGGTCGTATTGCGCCGCGACCTTGAGGACCGGAGCAAGTACGGAGATGCCGCGGACGCTGTCAGGGTTGTCGCCGCGGTCCATGACGTGGACAACGCGTCTAAGTGCGCCGCTCCAAGCGGGGACATCGACGTCGAAATCCATGCCGAGTCTACGACCAATCATCCGATATTTTATCGGGCGGCCATTTTCATCATGGAAAATACCCTGATCAAGGCCAACGTTCTCGTTTGTCTCTCTTTTCAGGCGATGCGGGGCAATGAGCGAGACTTTCGTCCCCGTCTTGATCCCGTACTTCTTGCGCAAGCCGATCGGCATATAATCAACAACACCGACCGCCTCGCCGCCAGCCAAGTAATAGCGGATGACGCCGTCGAGATCTTCGGCAAGTGTGCGCGTTCCGTTCAGGCTGTATTCCTGCGGGCGCCATACATGGAGATACCACTCCTGCTCGACGAGCCTGGCCCATGCGGTAATCTCTTCCGCAGACCAACCCAACTTGGCAAGCAGGGGCCTCGCACTCAACTTGAGTTCATCACCAATCGTGTCGGTGATGATCTGGTCGACAGCGCCGGCAATCCAGCCGCTGTTGTGGATGAAGTCCCACGCAAGGGCGGAAGCCCGTTCGGCCGCAACGCGGACGCTGTCAGAGCCATCACGCGTCACAGCCCGCCGCATTGTCAAGATGCCTGAACTGTTGTCGCGCAGGTATTGAGCACGAGTGCGACGAACGGTAGGCGGGGCGGCGATAAACTGCGACCCAGCCTTCACGCGAACGCGCGGCTTTTCAGCCGTCGTCGATGTCGGGGTATTCATTATTTGTATGCTCCCCAACGCTCACGTTGCCGCCGCTTCGGGCGTTCCTGTTTCTCTTCGGCCTTGGCGCCTGGCGCTTCAGGCTCGTTGTCGTTGGCTGGTGCTAGCTTAGGCGCACGTCGTGGCGCTTTATCCAGCTTGATCGGCAGAGACATGCGGGCCGCCAGTGCGTAGACAAGGCAGTCCCACGCCTCGTTGCGCGCGCCAGTCGATTTCGGAACCCACGAACGGCTGATCTTTGCCCCGACCTGCTTTGTTACCGCATGTTCTGCGGTAAGCTGGTCGAAGTAGTCAGCGCTCAGGCCGACTGCTGGGAAGTGAATTGCCCGCGCAGTCGGTTCATGTTCGCTTGGAATGATAGCCAGGCGCGACGAGATGTCGTCCTTGGCCGTATCCACGCCCACGATGTATGGCTTGTCGCCGCTGTTCTTGGTGCGGCTGGCCGTCTTTGGCCAGATCATCCGAGGCGCGGTCAGGTTAGGATTGCCGCGCCCGATGATGGCGTAGATCCTGCGCCTCTTACGATCGCGGCAGAACTTGTAGACCATCTCGGAACGGTGGCCTGCGGAGTCAATACATCCGGCTTGCGCAACAAGCGGGCGGCCTTCGTCGGTGTAGCACGGCTCGCCGATCAGCTTGTCAAACTCATCCCAAACCAGCGGCTTGGACGTGTCGCCATGCAGAACTTCATGCCTTGCAACCCACGATTCGCCGTTGCCCCCCCAGCCGACGAACGTAACCTCGATGCGATCGTCCTGAGTGTCGGCCCCGAACGTGACGAGGCGAACATCTGACGGCAGCGTCTCGTAGTTGTAGGGCTCGCAGCGCGCCTTCAGCGCATCCGGATCGGCAACGTCAACGACTTCCTGGTGCGGCAAGCCGAGAACCAGGTTGACGAATGTCTTCTTTTGCATCGGATCTTTGTAGACCCGCAGCCATTCCGCAGCCAGAACGCGCCATGCAGCGTTCGGGAACAGGCTATAAGCCGCCCAAACATGGAAGCCAGCGTGACCCTTGAACGGCTTCTCGGCGATCCATTCGCCACCGTTGATCAGGCCAAGCTTGTCTTTTTCCTCAATGCGGCCACCGCACTCTGCGGCCTCGCATCGAAAATGCGCCGTTTCGGGAAGGTGCTTGCCGTCCTCTGACTTGTCCCACTTGAAGTTTTCCCACTTCAGCGTCTGCGGGGTCTTGCAGTACGGGCATTTCACATAGTAGCGGCGCTGGTCGCTCTCTTCCCACGACTTTTCAATTCGACTAATCCCCTGCACTGTTGGCGTGCTGCCAAGGATAATTTTCCGATTCCAGAATGTCTCTGAGCGCTTCGTTCCCAGCGCGATCTGGTCGCCCTCGTTGCCAGCGCCACCGGCCGGGTAGCCGTCGACCTCATCGAACGCGACAATGCGCGCCGTGATGCGGCGGAAACCTGCAGGGCTGTTGGCGCCGACGAACGCGATGGACGCGCCGTTGCGAAAGACACGCTTGTCCACGCGCTGCTGCGATGCCCTAGATGTCAGGTCGCCGGCAATCTCGGCCAGCACTGGAGTGTCGCGCAACATCGGCGCGATTTCCGTGCTGCTGTAGTCTCGAGCGTCGGCTTCCTTCGGCTGCACGATAAGAATCGGAGCCGGATCCTGGTGGATGTAGTACCCGACCATGTGGTCAAGCATCTTCGTATACCCAACCCGAGCTCCCTTCATGACCGTGATCATGCGAACAGTAGGGTCGGTAACTGCGTCAAGCATTCCGTCTTGATATTTGAAAGACCGGAACTTGCCGGTATCTGCGCTCGTCTCCCTGGAGAGGTAAGCGTAGGTGTTTGCCCATTGGCTCAATGTCAGCTTTGGGGGGGCTCTTAGCGCTTCGCTACGTCCGCGGCGAAGTCTCTTCAGGAGACGGGCCGAACCGGCTTTGTATCGACTCGCAGAGCTTGTCGAAGTCCCGTTCTCCATCTACATCCACCGTCAATTGGCTAAGCGCCTCAACCACCTCTGCGTCGATAATCGCCTTGATCTCCTCCGGCGATTGCAGGACGGAAATTGTTGGAGCCACCTTGGAGCCAATGCCGAGAAGCCGATTTCGGACCACTGCGTATTCGCTTGCGACCGCAACAACGACGTCGTCGATCGCAACCACAAGTCCGCTTTCCTTGTCGTATTCCAACTGCTTCAGGCGGGCCGCGTAGTTCTCTTTGACCTTTTCGGCGTCAGCCTTGGACCACAATTCCTTGCCGTCCGCGGACACCATGCGGGTGGCCATGTCTTCCAGCGATACAGCGTCCGCACTGTCCGCGAAGGAGCCGACGCTGTCCGCAGGTAGTGGCTCGCCGCTGCGCCAGTCCACGTCTAGGTAGGCAGGATCTATGGTGCCATCGCTAAGGCGGTGCAAATGGCCGCTTTCCAGCTTCCTACGCACGACCTTGTCGTCGCATCCGGCACGCCTGGCAAACTCACGAATTGAAATGCCGTCGGCCATGGTGCGGACACCTTTTTTGAGTGGGCAATGTCGCAGAGCCGAGGGTTTCGCCCCCGTAGTGGGCAAATGCTCAGGAAAGGTACCTATGATGGGGGTGGGTGTTGCGCTGCAACAGACCATAATACCACATCACGACCAGCCTGTCAAGAATTAAATCGAAGAATATCGTGATAATTCAGATGTTTCTGCATTTTTCTTCATTCATCGCATCATCTGCGACCAGTGGCATCACCTAATTCAGCGCCCCACCCGCCAAGCGGCGCAGGTAATGCGAGACGCGTACATCAAGCGCATTCTTGCCGCGATCGAAGGTCTCTGCGGTCTGGCCTGATGTGGCTTCGGTGGGCAGCACCACGTCTGACTTGACGACATGGAACTTATCACCTGCTCGCCTGAACACCTGACCATTCCAGTTGGACTTGGTCACGCGCTTGGGCCACCAGCCTGCACGCATGAACGTGCCGCTGAATATCTGCCTGGCATTGCGTGGTGCAGCGCTGACGCCCTTGCGGGTCTCTCGTGCGCTGAAGTACTTCAGCCTGATCTCGCCGCCCTTTACATTGATCTCGTAGGCCAGCGTGGATGGCGTCGATCGCGTGCGACGTGCGACAGCCTTGCGGCCAACCTTCTTGGGCACGCCCGACTGGTCAGCCAAGGCGCGACCTGTAGCCGTCGCAGCCTTGGCGCCTGTGTCGTTGATGGCCCTGCTGTAGAGGTTGCGCGCCTTGCCGCTGCCGAGCTCGCTGGACAATTGCGTGAAGCGCCGTAGACCGTCGCCTGTAATTGTGACTGTCAGCATGGGCTTGGCTCCGGAATCAGAAAGCCCGCCTGGCGACGGGCTTCGCGATTGGATAAATCGCCAGATTATTGCTTGAAACTCTTGGTGGCCGTCGCAGTACCCACGACCTTACCGTCGGCGTCAAGCGCCTTTACGGTGAAGCGATACTTGTGAGCCATAGGCGGGCATGGACCTGTGTACGAAAAAGCTCCGTAGGGCAAATCTGTCTGCCCTGTGTAAGCAACCTTGCCGCCACCATGATTATAATCCGGCGCATCCATATCCATCATCCGGATATCAAGCTGCTTTGTCCCAGCAGGGACACCTGAAACCTTGATAGGTGGAGACTTGCTGTCAAAACACTTTTTGGTCGGACCCCAATCGAATGAGGTCTTCATGTCGGCAAGAGCGGACGTAGTGGCCGCAAGAGTAATAATAGCTGCAAGTAAGATCCGCATTGCTGTCCCCGACGTTGACGTTAGGGTGCACCATAGCTGAATCGCAACTACAAGCAAGTGGCGCGACGCCGCTGCTAGGAGCGCATGGTGGAGCGGATAGGGAATATCGAAATCCCGCACATAGGGTGGAAACCTACTGCTCTGCCTCTGAGCTATATCCGCAGAAAACGAAAGCGCCGAGCTCGACCAATCAAGGGAGCCCGGCGCAGAATTACCTGTCGCGAGAGGAGGCGCGCCAGGCAATGGCATGTCACCGTAAAGTGACCTGTTGGTGGATTAGCTGCGACGGGAGCCGGCGGACCTGCAAGCATCGACCGTCGCGCACGCCGTCGCGGGTCGCAACCGCGCCGGGCGTTCCTGAACTCGATGTGGGAATGTAATCCATAGATAGGATGACATTCCTTATGTTCAAGAAGCCTCTAATAAAGAGGCGACCTTGGACAAATTGCGCGCGCGTCATCCGCCGGCACTACTCCGAATGGCGGAATAGACGTCCATCTGTGTTGTATGCGAATCCTCTCCTCAACCACACGCTGAGGAGGAACCAAGATGGCTCTAACAATCGTCCCGCATCCCGCAAACATACTTGTCGGATCGATCTCCCACATCCGCCATATCGTTAAGCGATTGGAGCTCCCAGAAGAGTACGGTGCCGAAACAAAATTCCAGATTGGTGCGAAGTACCACTATTGCACCGAGCCTCCCCACATCGTCGTGGATCTGGTCGATGAAGCCAGGCTAGCATCAAAGCAACTCCCTATGGCGACACTGACCCTGCCGGGGGGGCAACCGGTCTGGTTCGCCGGAGAATTGGCCGAGGGGCCGATCAAGCTATTGCCCGGTGAGATCGGGGATGGGATCCATTCCGCATTCAAGATCGGCGATCTACTGACGCGAGTACGCGACATGCCTGACGAGGTGGCCGAAGTGATCAGAGCGGCTGGAGGCAAAGCCATCAAGCCAGTTGAGCACGTGGGACTGGCCCGTCAGATCAAGCGGAAGGCCGCGTAGGCTGATGTGTACCCGGCTCGATGCCGGGGAATTGGTTGAGGCAGGCCGGCGATCCAGCGAGTTTCATAGCGTCCGCGACCGCGCACCGCCTCAAGTGAAGGGAAATTCAATCCCTTCACTTATATTCGGTACAACACACGCGTTCACCGGACATCATGCGGCGATTTTCTGCTCCTGGGTCGGCGTATCCGTCCAAGCTGTCTCGTCAATCGCCAATAGCGCATCGATCGCTGCGTCGATCAACAACGGGCCGACCTTCTCGGCATAGGCTGGAGCCTTCCCCATCGCCACGCCGATCTCCTTCGCCGTCGCGTTCGTAATTGCCATATCCAGCACCTGGGCATGCTCGCCGAGCAGAAGGCGAAGATGATCGAGATGGCTTCGCATCTCTACCAGGCGCACGACTTCCGGCTCACGACCGGCAGCGGCGGAAATTTCGCCGAGCGGCTTTGGCTTTTTGATTCCGCCCCTCCATTGCTTCCCCGGAACAAGTGCGTCAAGGCCACGGGTCGCAGGAACGGGCAGTTCCCCGAAAGGGACTGCCCCATCCACACCGTAAGACCTCAGCAGGGCGCGAGCTTCTTCAACGCCGAACCGTCCCACCTTGTCTTTCTTGGACGGCGCTTCGCGTGGCAGTGGATCATAGCAGGTTCCGATCGCCTTCTCGCCGGAGAACGGGCGCGGTAACGATGTTGCCGCGAATGGCGAAGTTGCGTTGGCAGTCTGCAGATATGCCCAAATCGCCGCCTCAGTGCGCTCCGAGGATTGACCCCCCTTCATGCCGCGCGGACGCTCGATCGGCGCCAGAGCTTTGCCCTTGGCGGTTACGGCCCATTGAATCAACTTCCCGTCCCGGAACAGCAGATCACCAAGTCGCGTGTCGGTTCCGCCGAGGCGGTTGCGCGCGGACACGGGTGTTGCCTCGATGGGTTCGTATACATTCACCAGCCGACCTGTAACCGGCCACCGCTCTTCACCTGTCACCGTCCAGCCGACCGCGCGAAGGGTCTCGGCTTCGGACGGACGAGTTTCGATCTGCTCCTCGGCAGCGTCGTCGACATCTGGTGTAGGTTCAAACACGGATCCCGGTTGGCACAGGTTTTTCCAGTGGCGCAGGGCGAATGCCCTCTGGAGGTCGCCGCGATAGGCCAACCGCTCCAGAGCGGGCCACGCCAGGACGGCTGGTGCGGGCTTATTGTCGTTGGCAGCGACTGGCCTGGCCTTCGGCGCCTTAGCACGCTTGGCCGGGGACACTGCGGACGAAAGAAGCGCGGAGAGTTGCGACAAGTCGTGACGGTCGGGTGCGGTCATCTTTGAATCCTATTTCGTGAATTTCGGACGCGGCAGGGGAAGGCAATCGATCGCATGGCTGGTGTTGGTGGGCTCACCGTGGCGCCCTTCAGCGATATCCGCAGCGCGGTATCGCATAGCCGCTGCCGCCTTCAGCCTAGCCTCCTCTGCGACCGTCCTAGATACGCTAAGGCTCAAGGCGTAGGCCGCATCCCGTTTCGTCTTGGCTAGGTCTGCTTCAAGGCCAGCAATCCGTTCCTGCAGTTGCTCGATCACAAGGTGCGCATCGACCAAGTGAGACCGATAGTGCGGCCCCTGCCGGCGCGGATCCGACGGCTTCGTGCTGTCGGCGACCAACGTGAACAGCGCCCGCCTGGTCGCTTCTCGGTCCCGACGGGCGGATTCTTCGAATGTCTTAATGCGCATGCTGCGTTCTCCCCGATTGCGATATAATAGATATAGTAGTTTAACGCGCAAAAATGCAGTCCGACCGCTAAATATTGTGCTTCAAGCCTGCGCGCGCTTTTCGTCCGGAAGCGTACCTATGTCACGGCGCCCTCGACTTCCTCTTCACGGATTATAAATGCATGTTTCAGGAGTGATTTGGAGGAAGAGATGGTTGAGGGAAATTGGGAGTCGCCAGTCAAGGTCGCCTTGCCGGGAATAGGCCGGAGAGACGTGAGTGGACCATTTGAAGCCCTGGCACTTTTGACTGAAGGTTGGCCGGCAATGACCGGACCGCATTTTGTTCGAGCCAGGATTGCCTGCAAGGCGGCACTCGACGAGAGACTTCCGGCGGAACAGGCGCGGCGGGCATTTGAGAAAGCAGCCGCCGAGGCAAACCGGAACTTCAATTGAGAGACCGACCGGGCCGGGCGATATTTTTGGCGCGGGCTCTTTTTGGTACGGCATGCCGGGGCTGGTGGTGCCCCTTTTGATCTATTGCCATCCCCGGTTCGAGACCCACCTTCCAAAGGAGGAGAACGACCTATGCTGACGCTGAAATGGGAAAGGCCTGTGCGAGCCGCAGGACAACTGATAGCCGGGCCGCTCGAAGCGCACCAGTTCCTGATGCACGGATGGCCGTACCGAAAGAACGAGGACTGGTCAGCTGCTGAAAACACCGCGCTGGCCGCCCTGGATGGGCGAAAGTCCCCTGACGAAGCCCGCGAGAAATTTAAGGCGGCGGTCATGTCGGCGAAGCTGAACTGACGCGGAACGAAGCAAAGATAGTCCCGGTCCAGTCTTGCTCAGCTCACGCACGCGTATGTGCATCCCAAAAAACGCACTGAAAAACCCCTTCAAGGATGTATCCCTACCTTCCTCTTACCCTACCTTCCTCTAACTATATGTAATACATACGTTTAACGATTATAAAGAGGGGTCCAAGACGGGGCTAAAGAGGGGGTCAAAGACCGGGCAAAGAGGGGGTCAAATTTTTGCGATGAAAAATCGAATAGCCTGAAATTGACCCCCTCTTTGCCCGGTCTATGGCACCCCCATCGTGCCTGTCTTTGACCCTACCCTACTGACAAGATGACGGCGCCCGACGGTAAGTCACTGGCTGTCCAAAAACGCAACTTCGTCTGCCCGCTTTCCGAGACGACCTTAGCGTAGTGCACCTCGTGGCTGACGCGCAGCATCCGAATGATGTCGTCCAGACGTCGAGTGTCTAGGGAGCCGCGAACAGCCTTTACGAGGCCCTTCATCGTAATCCCACCTGCCCGCTTACGCGCGACGATCTGCTTCACCTTGAGATACTCGAGGGCCTTATCGTTGTCGGCGATATTCATGTCGGCACCATTCAAGATCACGCGTAGCGAGTGCTCTGCCACAGCGTTAGCCCACTGCTGAATTTCCGTGGTGATGATCGGCTCTTTAGGATCGCAACCGACTGCGACGATCAGAGCCAGGCGAGCGGCGTTCTCGCCAACGCGGTTGAGTATAGGCCGGTACTGCGGGTCGATCGATTTCTTCATCGCGCGAATGCGGTCATCGAACGCCTCGAACAGATCGTCGACGCCATCACCCCAGTCCGCCGTCATCATCGGATAAGGTTTTTCATCCGACTTTGCGTTCAATGCGAAGAACGGACCCGTATACTTTCCTGAAGAAAGACCGAGCAGAGCTGCGACCTGATCGGACAATTCTTCCGGTATGTCCTCGATGCTGCCCGCGGGCCGTCTGACCTTTACGGGATCGGCATGGCCGACGTCGATCAGCACCAGTCGCCCAAGAAGGCCCTCGCTGATATTCCCGTTCGATAGAGCATTCCAGAACGTCGATGGCGTCGAGACGCCATGTATGGTTAGGCAGGGCTGGACTATACGGGCAATATTCCCGCCGGCCTTTTCCATCCCTCCCCAGAATCCGGTGGGAGCGCCGGTGAGCTCCATGATCGATGCGGTGATCTCGGCCCGGTGCGATGCCACGTTTCGTCCTGTGTGCTCGGCAAGCCAGCGACCAAATTCATCCTGTATTACGATCGCAGACGGAGACTTGCGCAGTTTTCCCGCCAAACCTGGGAGGCTCCGGATCTGGTCTGCGAAAAGCAGCTCGCTGACTTTGGGGCCGTATTCGGTACTGTCCGCTAGCGCGGCCGATGCGCGGATTGTGATGTCCTTTCCGAAGCCAGACTCGGCCAGGCCGACGATGTACAAGTTTGATCGAAGGCCAGTCGGCCCCCGATAGCGACGGCCGATGAGACCCGCAGTGAAGGCCAGCGAGGCAACAAGGGAGAGATGCGGCGACGGAAACCGCGCGCAATCGACGATGAACCGGGCGAAGTCGCCGACCGCACCAGGCGGGAAGCAGAGGTGTTCAGGAAGACCGCCGCTGCTGACCGACGGCATGCTCGATTGCTCTTGCTCGTCGTCTTCGTCCTCATCCGGAACGTTGTCGTTCGCTGCTTGATATTTTTCCTGCTTCTTCGTCGCGGCGTTCGCAATCAGTCCGTCAGCCCACGATGGATCATGGGGCGGACGCTCATCGCCCACATGGGCACGAAGCCAATCAGCGGCCTCAGATGGGCTTACGCCGAGCACCTCCGAAGCAATATCGATTGGATTGTAGCCCCGATTGCCGTCGGCATAGTCAACAATCCCCACTGGCGAGAAGCACATCGATAGACCACGCTTGGCTCCGGTTTTTCCGGTTGAAGAAGTCGAGGGCCGAAAATCCGCTCGCGCAAGGTAGCCCTGCTCATATGCCTTAGTGCCAGAAAGACCGAGAGCTGGAACCCACGCACCAAGGTTCGCCATTGCTCGGGCCTTAAGTTCCGCCCATATCCCGTCACCGGCAGCCGCTCGTTGTTCTGTCGGCTTGTACTCCTGCTGTGGCTTGGATGGGCGTGCCGTCGCAATCAGTTCGCCGTGTGCGGCGAGATACGCCTCAGCTTCAGCGACAAAGCCCTCGATCGTCTCCGGCGTAATTTCTGGCAGGTCGGCGAAGCGGACATCAAGCGGCGACGGGCCAATCCATTCGTACTGCGCCTGAGTGTCCGGATGGATGCCGAACCCGATAATTTGCTGGCCGTCGGCCATCACCTCGACCTGGCATTTCCACTCGTTGACCCGGTAAGGCTTCGTCGCCAGCTTTTTGCTTACCACTGTGGCGCGGAACAGGAGCGTAACCTTTGGTGACTTGCCAACACGCTGGAGCGCCCTGTCGGCGCCTGGTAGCGCGAGTGCCATGGCAAGCAGCGCAGCAGCAGTTTCCGGGTCCAGCGCGTCAATGTCGATGCCCACCAGATCGCCGCACAGGAGCCCGGTGTTCGGGTAACCCGGGTTTGAGGAAGTCAGGGAGGCGATCTCCTCGGGCGAGGATACCGGCGTTCGCCAACCGGTGACATCGGAAATCTTGCCACGGGCCAATACTGGGTGGTAGCCGTTCGCAAAAAGGGCGAGGCGGATATCCAGAGGGCTAAAGGAAGTCTTGGGTCTGGCTGACTTAAATCCTGGAAGGGGAACCATGGGCGGTAGCTTGCTCCGTGTAACGTGCGATGGCGGCAGTTGTGATGGCTTCGGCGAGCGGGCGCGCGAACGTTGCAGATCTTCGACCGCCTAGTGCCGTTGGCGCGTAGCTGACGTAATTGCCCTGCGGCGTTCTCAACAGCCGCATTCCGTAAATCTTGACGTCGTCGCTCAAGGCGAGATCGAAGGTGGCGACGTGCGCCATCTCCCTGCCGCCCGGATCGACGGCAGGTTTCAGGTCGAGGACTTGCATCATGCAGCCTCGCGCGCCAACTTTTCATTGATGGCCTCTCGCACGAATCCTGCCATCTCGATATCGGCGACGAAAATATCGCCAAGTTGACGGAGTTCTCGAGAGCCTTCCGCAAACCGTAGTCGGCGCCCGTTTGGCGTCAACTCGGCGCGAACCGGAACGAGCACAGGGGAGTGATCCATCATCGCGCAGGTTTGACCGCCAGGCGCGGCGTATATTGTAAGGCCATATCCGTGGACAGGTCGGTCCTGGCCGAGTCTGGCGACGGCTTTGACTTTGTCTTTCATTTTGCTTCCCCTTTTGTTGACAGTTACGCGGCCTTCAGCGCGCGGCGGCGAAGGATTTCTTCGTTCACGTCGTCGAACTCGGACGGGAAAAACGCGTGGATGCCTCCCGTGAACCGCTCGGGGAACATCTCCCTGCAGACGGCATCGAACTCTTCGGACTCGGCAATCCTGCGCCGGCTCTTGGCGACCGTCGCCTGCATCACGGAGTCATCGACGCCACCGTGATGCAGTTCGAGTGCGGCTTCGAAGGCGGCGATGAAGTCATCGAAGTCGATCCAGGATTTGGTGCAGACCTGTTGCGGCCACTCGTAAAGTCCGTCACGCCTTGCGTTGAGGCGGGCCTTCTCGATGAAGTACCCCTCGCACTCGAGGCCGTCGGATGTGACGCGCCATTGGCCGCCCTTAGTATTTTCTGCCAGTTTCGAAGGCATTGTTTCTCCTCTCGCCGGCACGACGGCCGGACGGTTTTAGTTGTGGTTGGTGATTTTGGGGAGTTAGGCTGCAGATGCCAGGAGTGACGGATTGTCGTTGGCGGCCGATCTGGTGGCCAAATTCTGGCCACCAGATGCCAGCCTTCTAAGCTCCTCCACCAGTTCCGATTTCTCCTCGTGGAACCGAAAAGTATTGCTGTGCGATGGCATCAGCCGTTCCAGGCGGTCGGCGATGTCGTGGAGACTGCCTGCCAGATTTTGGCGGTCTGTCATCGTCCCAATTTCCCTCAGTTTCCGCTTCGGATTCGCCGATTCGATGACTTCCTTTCGAGCGACGGGCGGGAGGGCTGCAGCTTTGGATGCCGCGTTTATCGAGAGCGCGCCGCTGTCCATGGCGGCGATCAGATCTGTGTCGTTGGTGGCGACGACAGCCTTGGCCTGTCGAAGAGTCTCGTGATTGCCAAAGCCGGCTTCGCGGGCGGCAATTTCCTTGGTGAAGATGCCCTTTAGTTCAGAGTCGTTATCGACATTGCCGTTGCCTCGCCTTTCTCCCAGCCTGAGCTCGACGGCGATGGCTATCGCGACCCGGTCGCTGGGGAGCAAATCTTTGCGGGCGTGGGTCAT